CCGGCGGCGGCAGCATTTTCAGTAGTGAGAGTATCAGTAGAACTGAGTAATATCTCATTCCTGCTTACACCCCTTTCCGCTATAGTGTAATCTCCATCATTTGTTCCGCTATCCGTCACAATCCGTATCTTCATATAAGGTGTGAAATGTTTTTCCCCAAACAGACAAGCACTATCCGTCAAGTAAGCCGGCATACTATCTGTGGCAGCCACAAATCCAATGGTAATGGCTTTATACATTTCATCTGCAAAAGCAACGGGTGTCGGAGTTGCGTTATCTCCATAATTCCCTTTTCTAGTTAAGGGAACAATAGATCGAGATCCTGGTATAATTTTTTTCCGATTCTCAAATCCACATACGGAACAGCGATATACATAATATCTTCTATCTTTTGTTGTCTGAATCATTTTTTCTTTGCACGGTACTTAGCTTTTAAAGTCGTCTGATAAGCCTTTCCAGCCACTTTCTCTGCTCTTTTCTTGCTAATCCCATAACGTTTTTTCGCTTTTGTCTCTATCTCCTCAAATGTAGATGGAGACATTATGTCGCCTGGTTTTTGCCTACTGCGCCATGCGAGAAGATTTTTTCCCTTTCTAGGCTTTGGTGTTCCTCGTGGCATTCCGCTCACCTCCCTGTTTTTTCTTAGACATCTCTTTTACCTCTTTTTCTTTTTCTTTGTAGGTTTGAATCCTCCATATTTGATCGCTTTCGCAATTCGTTCAAATCTCTCCCTGGCAGCTTTAGATTTAAATGTCCTGATTTTCCCCGAACTCATTTTGAGCTTTTTACGTCCTATTCGCATTCAATCCCCCCCAAACACACGAGCAATATCATCATCGCTATATCCAAATCTTTCTTTTAGCTTCTGTGCCTCTTTCGAAAGTTTAATTCCCTTTGGCTTTGACGCAGGAGTAATAGGAGCAGTTATTGTTCTTAACGGGTCAGTTGCCGGTCTATTTTTTGCCAGTGGATTAATTTTTTCCAGCATTTTCTTCCGTATAACACCAGCAAGAGCAGTATTTACCAATAACTGTGCAGCAACATCAGAAGGAAGTTGCTTATTAACCGTTCCAAAATTCTTTTGAATTTCACTTACAACTTCATTCCCTAAATCTCTATCTGCAAATAATGGATCAGCATCCATAACAGCAGCAGCATATTGAATTATATCTGCGTTAAACTTTTGCTCTGCTTGTGTTCGTTTATTTATTTCCTCATCAAAAATACGAGGCACAACCGTTCTTGCCCATGCTTCAGGATCCTCATCTATTGTCGCTAGCGTCTCTGGTGATGATGGTGAAGGAGAAGTTGAAATATTACTCAACCTGGAATCTATCAAATTCCCAAGAGCATCAAATAACCCTTTTTCCCTTTGTCCTTGCCATGACGCTATCCGTTGAAATGTTCCTTCTGCTGCTTGCTCTATCATTTTCTTTATAGTCGGCGAAATTGGTTCTGGTTCTACTACTTCTCCTTCTTTTCCTGGTTCTACTTCTTCTTGTGCTACCTCTCCTTCCTCTCCTGGTTCAGGTGAAAGTAAAGTTTCAGCTTCTTCTGGCATATTCAAGTCTCCTTAATAAAAAAGCCCACTACAAAATAGATTATCCTTTTTCGTAATGGGCTTTATAGTTCCTCTCTATCTTTTAATCCTAAGGCTAAGATATTTGAGGTTGTGAATGTTCCCCTTCCTAACGGAAGGGGCTTCTAAGCCAAGGCTAAGCCCTGCATTCCCAGGGCTAAAATATTCGAGGTTATAAATTAACCAACTATTTTTTTATTCAAATATGTATCTGTTATTCCTCCATTATTAAAATGTATAATAAATTGCCCTACAGTATCTTTATCAACTATTTTAGCGATTTTTAATATTTCTGCAAGAACTTTTTTTAAACCATACATTTCAATCGCAGTTTCAAAATGTTGTTTGAATTCACTCATTTCTCACTTTTCTCTTTTCTAGATTTTCTTCATGCGTTTTTCCACTTAATGCTATATTTGCTAGCTTATACATAAAATTATAGGCAAGACTTATTTGCTGTGCTGCATTTATTATTTCCTCCATTTCTTTATTACCATCTATACAAAGACGCACTATTTTCATTGTTTGCTCTGTAATAGAATCAATAACGTGCCCTAAAATTAGCCGTCCTTCGGTAGTATCAAGAAATTTTTTAAGTAAATCATTTTCTAAAATCTGTTTGAGAATGTTTTCTCTTTCTTTTTCCTTAAAAAGAGAAATATATTCTACAAGATCGCTATTTGTCCAACTCTTAATTATTTTATTCACTTGCCATTTCCCTTGCCTGTTGTTCCATTGGAGACTGTGTCAATGATGACATCTGATTCTGCGTTGGCGCCATCGAGGGTACAGTAGGGGTAGATCCCATACCTTTTGCTCCTGTAGCTAATTGATATAATAATACAGATTGAGGGTCTTCTTCAAACATAAATTTCTTGAACGCCTTAAACGATCCCCCCATCAACTCAAGTATTTGCCCAATAATATAATTCAAAACCATAGGAGTCCTGGGATTCGGCACTGCTTGCACCATTCCCAAAATATTTTGCCACGATTTTATCTTAAACATCTTACTTTCTTCTGTCTCCAATGCTTGAGAAACAGGCTTAAATTTATCATCCCGTTTTGGATTATAAGCCATTGCCTTCTCTTTTCCTATTAGCTTTTCTAATGTCTCAGACAACATAAAATCATTACAAAGAGTTAAAAGCATATCATAAAATTCGGAAAATCCTATAAATTCAAGGTTCATGGACTTCATACCAAGTCGGATATTAGCTCTAGAATTTATAATAGAAGCCATTGTGGCAGTCTCTGCCCGTTCAGGAGACATTCCCATCGTCTGAGGAGCCGTTGCCATACAGTAATCCATGCGAGAAGAAAGAAGTTCATGATGAACAATGCCACCTTGGATATTGTCTTGAATTTTAATTTCCTCAAGGTCTGATAAATTTTCAAGTAAAGTAACTTTTTCGGGAGAAATTTTAATATCCTCATCAACTGCGAATCTTCTCCCTTTAAAAGCAGGAGTGATAGCAAGTTTGGTTCGATAATTCATTAAATTATAATTGTCGTTAATTGCTTTCTGAAGTTCTCTATTTACTTCTCCATCCCCAAAACCACAATCATTAACCATATCAACATAACACAAAAAACGACACATTGGTCTTTTAGTATGTCTTGATTTTCTAAATCCAATAATATGCCTTAGTTCATCTTTCTCCCTATTTTTAGCATAATAAATAATACATTCCGCATTTTCCGCATTTTCTAAAAATTGTCCTTTTTTATCAAATCCGGGAATGTATTTTCCATCTTTTTCAATAAGAGGATATTTTCCCCATCTTTCAAAAACAGTAAAGGTCTTTACTATCGGCAGAGGTTGTTCCTCCAAATTTTTATCTCTATTATAAGTTTTTTCACCTCGCTGTCCCTCCGGTTCCTCTTCTTCAAGTAAATTGAGGTTAAAATATCCCATTTCATCAGCTTCCGATTTCAATTCGTCTAAAGTTTTTTCAGTTTCAAAAATTATAAATTCTTTATCGTTTAATGAATAGGTATATTCAGGGGAAATATAGACGTTCTGAACCGGATAAATATCAAAAATAGGCTTATCTACCAGCACTTCATCTTTGTAAATTGGCTCTTCTATTGTTTGAAATACAGGTTTTTGAATAGTTGGATCGGTATAAGGAGCGCCATCTTCAGCAAGAAAATCCCCAGTAAGAGGATCCGTTACATAATCGGAACGGTAATTATAGTGAGATAATCTTTTTCTGATTTTTTGCCGGTATCCTCCCTTAATAATGCCATATCCGCAAGAAAAAACGAACATGATAAGACGCACTATCTTATGATAATAATGAGATTCCTTGTCCTTTAAGAGAGTATTTAACAAATCTTTAGCGGCTTTTGCTTCTGCTACATTTTCCGGATCATCAGAATCAATATCAGTCTCAATATAATCTGTGCTACTGAAGTATTGGGCGACAAAGTTTCCTAACTGAGCTAGTAGCCGAGACGTAAATTCAGGTAAGGCAATATCTGATTCCCATTCATTAGGTTTTGCCTCCCTGATAGAATGAAGCATATTGCTATATACTTCAAAGTCTTCATTGATTTTTTTATTATTTCGGATAGCAATAGTAAGTTCCTTAGAAATATGAGAAAGAAGAGCATCTTGAATTTCTTTAGGAACCTTCCAATCTGATCTTTCTAATCTTTCGGTTTTATTCTTCATCTGTATATGCTCGTGAAAGGTTTCTCTCGCTGCCTCATTAACTCCCGTTGTTGTTCCCGCTGCTCTAACTGATTTAGACAATCCTCACAATCACATTCGTTTGACTCTATTAGATTCCATAGTTCTCTTTCTCGTCGCTGTTGTTGCTGCTCTCGCTCTCGCTGTTGATAATTGTAATTGCCAGAAGCGTCAAAATCATAGGGCTGTATAACATAACCATCCCAGGAATAAACATAACTACTTAGCAAGACAACAAAACATACTCCACAAAAAAGCGCTGACAAAACTCTAATTTTCTTTATCCTACCCTCTCCCTTCTTCCTTGAAATAGGCTCGATGGTTCGTAAAAACTTTTCTTTTTTTCGTACCAAGTTGGATCGAGAGCGCCTAAAAATTCAAGATTACGGCAAAAATCTGACCATTTCTGAGACTCTCTCTTAATTGTTCTCGTAGCTTTTACATGTTCCTGTTTCCAGTCTATCAATCGCCAGTTTTTAAAATCCTCAATATGCCCTCTACAATTATCCAAAAACCATATAGTAGGAAGATATACTCCATATCTCATTTCCGTCAAGTCATTTTTATTAACATTATTTCCAGGTATTCCACAAATAAGCGAATTTTTAAGTCTCATTTTAATATTCATTCGTCCTCCGGTATTTTTTGTATCAGCGGGGGTTAAACGTCTTAATCCATATTCTCCCATTGAAAGATCATCAAAAACAGAAAATCCTGTATTTGGTTGTTTAACTTTCGCCAGGGGATCAATTAACGTGCAACGATTAAATTCTTCGTCTTCTCCCAGAAGAGAATTAAGTTTTATATCATCTCTTAGTTCCAGGGTTGTGTGGTTATCATGCTTGGCAATCAATTCATTCCATACGAACCATTCGTTTTGAGGAGATATGACAATATACGATACATACCATGGTTTTGTCGGATGGTAATCTATAACTCTATAATTCCAGTATGTCCTGAACAATGAAGCATTAAATATTTCATCGTGGGGTTGCTTATGTATTTTTTCATCAAATGCTTTATAAATACGTCCGGATACTTGCTTAAAAACTCCATATCTACGCATGGCAAGTTCATCAGGATCGTCTATGCTCTCAAAAATTCTATCTATTGCTGCTTTATTAAGCACAGGATTGTCGTCAGTAGCCCAACAAAAGATTTCTATATCAGAATCATTACCTGTAATTTCTTTTTCTGGAAAGCCATAGATATTGCATATTAACTTTGATCTGTATATTTTTTTTGCTCGTCTCCAAATTGAGTCAAATGTCCAATCTAATCCTTTTGCAGGAGTCAGAGTAATAGTGGCATCCCCACCTTCCTTGAGTAATCGTATTAAACTTTCATCCCATTTAATTCTATCTATTTCCTCATCCTGATATAACGCCGATCTTTGTACCGACATAAAAGCATCAAGTTCCTGAGACGATGACATAAACTCGATTTTATTATCAGCGCCACCTAAAGGATTACGTAATGTCATTATAGCGCTGCGAACTGTTATAGGGGTCTTTATAAATTCTGCGGGAAATATTTTTCTAAATTCTACATATTGCTGATTCTCTTCATCATACTCACTTAACGGTTTTACTTTACTAACAAATCGTATGGGTTTATTCAATATATTACGTTCTTTAACCGGATGAATGCCCAACAACCTTAATACTGCATCGTAAATCGTAGTCGCGGTTCCTCCCCCTTGATTTCCTTTTATGATACCCCTTATTTGTGCTGTACTAAAAAGATACTTCTTAATAGTAGGATGTACTACGAAACTAAGTAAATTTTGGTACTTTGCAAATTGTTTGAGCTGTTCTGCCATTTTTTAAATATCTTTTAGATAACTCGCGTGCGCCCGCCCGTTTTTGTACTTATTTATTAATAGTACACCCCTTCTATTTTGATAAGCTAAAACTCTCAATAATTTCAGTATATTATATCTAAATTATGACCCCTGTGCGACGGGGGAATGGATATATTTCCGCCAGACCGATCGCCTGCTCCCCCCTACCCCCCTACTCCCTCCAAGGAGACCTCGACAACGCCCTCTCCCACATCAGATCATTAAAACTCCTAAACGTCCTATAAGATACATTATGTAAACAATACATCTCAATATATCTCAATAATATCAAGGACTTATAGGGTGGAGAGAAATTATAAGGATATTATGTCAACTATTATCCTCTTCCGGGGAGACCTCAATGACATTTTC